AGGAACAGCTTGGTCTTCAGGAACAGCTTCTTCAACAGATTTCTACAATACTCAAGGACAATGGTTCCAAACATTAGGAACTAAAATCCAAAAGGTATCTAACAAAATTCATCAAAAAACCCTACGTGGTGGAGCTAACTTCTTAGTATGTTCTCCAACAGTAGCTACTATCTTAGAATCGATTCCAGGATATGCTGCTAACACAGATGGTGACAAGATGGACTTTGCATTCGGTGTACAGAAAGTAGGAGCTTTAAACGGCCGTTACAAAGTATACAAGAATCCATATATGACTGAGAACACAATCCTTATGGGTTACAGAGGTAATCAATTCTTGGAAACAGGTGCAGTATATGCTCCATATATTCCATTAATGATGACACCTCTAGTATACGATCCAAATACCTTCACTCCAAGAAAAGGTATCATGACTCGTTATGCTAAGAAGATGATCAGACCAGAATTCTACGGAAGAATTTTCGTTTCAGATCTAACAACTATCTAATCTACCAAAGATTATATATTAGAAAGAGAGGCCTTAGGGCCTCTTTTTTATTGCCTGTTAAGTTTATTTTTCCGATATTTATATACAACAAATAAAAGCGTTATTACATATGCCTTCAAAACATCATACGGACGATGTCTACGTCCAAAAAAGAAGACCGAAGAATCCAATTAAATTTAATGTACAGTTAAACGAAGAACAGAAACTCGCTAAACAACTAATACTAGAATCTCCGATTACAGCTATAAAAGGTATGGCAGGGTCAGGTAAAACACTAGTCGCTACACAAGTAGCTTTAGACTTACTCTTCACAAAGCAGGTAGAGAAGATTATTATAACGAGACCGACAGTGTCTAAAGAGGACATAGGATTTTTACCAGGCGATCTTCAAGCAAAAATGGACCCTTGGTTAGCACCGATATACCATAACCTACATATGCTATACAGTAAAGAGAAGATAGACAAAGAATTAGAGAACGGTAACATAGAAATCGTACCTTTTGCATTTATGAGAGGAAGAACCTTCGTTAAGTCCTTTGTAATTGTAGATGAAGCACAAAGCGTAACTCACAACGAGATGGAAACGGTAATCGGAAGATTAGGAAAAGATTCTAGGATGGTAATTTGCGGAGATATGGCTCAAATAGACCTAAAAGATAAAAGAGAGACAGGGTTTAGCTTCCTAGCTAGACTAGAAGAGAATGTACCTGGATTTAGTACAGTATCCCTAGAGCACAACCACAGACACTCAATAGTTGCACCAATACTAGAAGTGTATAGAACATTCAGGGATTAATTGCTATTTATATATAAAGCAGAATAAATGGCGAATATAAGTATATGGGACGGTACAGCGACTTTTGGACCTGGAATGACACCGTTCGGATTTTACGACAGTGATACAGACTTTGGAGAAGATGCTGTAAAAGCAGCTAAATTTTGTGGAACAAGATTAGGGTTTCCTTTAATGGATGTTGAATTACAATCAGGATCTCTCTTCGCTTGCTTTGAAGAAGCAGTATCAACATACGGCAACGAAGTCTTCCAATACAAAATTAGAGAAAACTACCTATCATTAGAAGGATCATCAACTGGAAGTAGTGCAAATAACAAACTTATTAACCCTACATTAGATAGAATAGTTAATATAAGTCAAAACTACGGTACAGAAGCAGAGGTAGGAGGGAATGTATCAAGATATACTGGATCTCTTGCTCTAACTTCATCAGTACAAACATATGATCTTGATGCTTGGGCAATTGAACAAGGTATTGAAGGAGGTATTGAAATAAGGAGAGTTTTTTACGAAGCACCACCTGCGATAATGCGATACTTTGATCCATATGCAGGAACAGGAACAGGAGTACAGTCACTTATGGATGCATTTGACTTCGGATCATACAGTCCAGGAGTAAATTTTATGCTAATGCCTGCCTCTTTTGATGTAGCAAAGATACAAGCAATAGAATTTAATGACCAGATACGGAGATCTGCATACTCATTTCAAATAGTAAACAATACATTAACAATATTCCCAGTACCTAAGAGAGGAAGCAAGCTAAGATTTGAATATTACAAAGTAAGTGATAAAAAAGCAGCAAGTTTTCTTGATGGAACGGACCTTATTACGAATGTAGGAGAGGTACCGTACGATAATCCGAACTACACAAGTATAAACAGCGTAGGAAGACAGTGGGTATTTAGGTATACGCTAGCGTTAGCAAAAGAGCTACTAGCATACATAAGAGGAAAATACACAACAGTACCAGTTCCCGGATCAGAAGCTACATTGAACCAAGCAGACCTACTAGCTGACGCTAGATCAGAAAAAGAAGCTCTAATAACTAACCTAAGAGAGATGCTAGATCAGACATCTCGTAGTTCGCAACTAGAAAGAAGAGCAAACGAAACAGAAAACATTGGAAAGACACTAAGTAGTGTACCAATGACAATTTTTATAGGATAATGAAGATAAAAGATATAATCGCAGAGATCCAATTTTCAATATACCAGGCAATGGTAAGAATCGGACATACAGATACAATAACAGTACAGGATGTAGGAGAAATGCTAAGAGCAATGCCAGGTGTACTAACAGTAAGTCAAGTATCTCACGATGGAGATAACAATACTGCTGTAATGAAAGTAAAACTACTAACAACAAAACCACCATCTGAAGCATTTCTAGCATTTAAGAATACCTCTATCAAGAGAATCCCTGAAGTAAGGAAAGTAGAAGTTGCAGAAAAGACAATTGAAAAGAAAAAATAACATATGCTTTTTGGATCCAATAGAGACTTTAACTTACTGGTAGGGATAAACAGAGAACTACTTAAAGATATAATAGAACAAGAAATAGGCTATTATAAACTGTCTTTAAACGATACTCAAGCTAATATATACGGAGAAGCTCTAGAGAAAGTGTTCCTAAACCCGGTAAAGCTTAACTGCCTAATAACAAGAGGAGATCAAGTAGTAGATGTTGATGAGTTCGGACCAGACTTAGGAAGAGAAGCATCATTTGCATTTATAAGGGAAGATTTAGTAGATGCAAACACCGTTCCAGAAGTAGGAGATATAGTACTTTGGCAAGAAGACTACTACGAAGTAGATACAGTTAGAGAGAACCAATTATTCTTAGGTAGAGATAAGAGCTACAACATAGAATCGTATGGGTCGGATTTCGGATCATCTGTATCAATTATAGTAGATTGCCACTTAACAAGAGGAGATAGAGTAGGAATAACACAAGTACGATAAAATGGCAGAAAGACTCAAACCAATACCGAAGAGACAGGAGAGAATATCTCAAGACGCTATAGAAACGTATAATAACGCTACAAAACAGACTACTCCTGATGAAATAAGAAAAAATAGAGGATATAGTCGTAGTGTTAAAGGAGATACTGTTAAGCAGTTTTCAATAGGACTAAGGGATATAGACGAAACAATCGTATACTACTTTAATAATGTAATAAAACCTTCAGTAGTACAGAATAGTAAGATAATACAGGTACCAATACTATACGGATCACCAGAAAGATGGGCATCAGTACAGAAGGACGGATTCTACAGAGATAAGAACGGAAAAATACAGACTCCTTTGATAATGTTCAAAAGAGAGACGATAGAGAAGAATAGAGCACTGGGTAATAAATTAGATGCTAACAACGTTAATAACTTTGGTATTTTTGAAAAGAAGTACTCAAGAAAGAATATTTACGACAATTTTAGCGCATTAACTAATAGAATACCGGTAAAAGAATTATATGGTGTAATTATACCAGACTATGTAAACATTACATACTCCTGTATAGTATTTACAGAATATGTAGAGCAGATGAATAAGATAGTAGAGTCAATAAACTTCGCATCTGACGCTTACTGGGGGGATCCACAGAGATTTAACTTTAGAGCAATGATAGACAGCTATACTACTACTACTGAGATGAATAAAGGGCAAGACAGAACAGTCAAGACGTCGTTCACCATCAACCTAATGGGACATATAGTACCAGATAGTATTAATACGTCGATAGCGAATATGAATAAGTTTTACTCTAAGTCTGCTATATCTTTCGGACTAGAAACAGACGGAAACATAGAAATATTAAATGCAAAAGCAAAAACATCGGCATCTGACAATCCTAGAGGAAGGTTCTTTGACGGTATTGGAGGTAAAACAGAGATAACAAACATATACAGCGGACTATCCCAAGAAGAGAAAGATTACATAGGTACTACCACAGTATTAGATTCAAACCTAAATAGTAATACAGTAAACCAAGGGTTAAGTACTATTGTATTTGATAATGTAAGCTTCTTAACACCTCCGGAAGGATTCCCTGCACTAACTATTCAAGATTTCAAAGTATTTATAAATGGAGTAATAGCAGAACTGTCTGCTATAGATAGTATAGTAGAAACAGGGAATAACCTAACAATTACGTTTAACAGTAACTTAGGGTACTCTATAACAAGTCAAATGGAGATAATGGTAGTAGGAAAACTGAATAAATAATGGCATTACTAGATTGGGAGCAAATATCGGATAACTTACCAGAGTTTGGAGAACACCTAACAGGATCCCTGTACCTATCTGGCTCATTTAACGTTTCAGGAAGCATTTTTCTCAACGATATTGATATTGAAACATTAATAGCAGACTCTGATATATTTCAACCTACAGGCTCCTACTATGCTACTACAAACGACCTACAAATCACTGGATCAATGTTTATAGAGCTAGATGCACTACAGGACAGCTTCACAGTAAATAAGTCCGGAGTTAAGAAGTTAGAGATTAACCCAGAAGGGATACTAACAATCGGCGTTAACAGTTCAGAACCTACACCAGTAACAGGAGGAATATACTTCAGCGGGGACAACAACTTCTACTTCGGTTTTGATAATTAACGCTATTTATACACATAACATACAGCAACAATACGACTCAATATAATACATTACAACTATGGCAGAATGGAAAAAGGTAATAGTCTCCGGATCACAAGCAGAACTTAACTCCTTATCACTAGATGTAGCATTACCGGTAGAATCAGGCGGTACTGGAGCATCAACACTTACGGATGGTGGAGTACTTTTAGGAAGCGGAACAGGTGCAGTTACTGCATTAGGTCAAGCTACGAACGGCCAGTTAGTAATAGGAAGTACAGGAGCAGATCCTGTATTATCAACACTTACACAAGGTGCTAATATTACAATTACAAATACAGCAGGTGGGATTGAAATAGCTGCATCAGGACTAACTGTAGGTACAGTAACAGAAGTAGATGCCAGTGGAACTGTTAACGGAATTACACTAACAACATCACCAGCAGGCGGTATCACAGAGACAGGTACTGTTATACTAGGCGGTACTTTAGGGAGCATTACAAACACTCAACTATCGACAGACGGTCAATTAGTATTAGGATCTACGACATTAGAATTAGGAGTAACCACTACGACAGTTGCAGATTTAACATTAACTGGAGTTATTGCAACTGGATCATTTAGTGGTTCATTTGTTGGAACAACTGACCTACCAGACCTATCAACAGGGAACGGACTAACAGGCGGACCTTACGACGGATCTGCAGCAGCATCATTCTCGGTAGACGTAGATGGTACTTCTTTAGAGGTAGTAGCAGGTGGTGTAAGAGTAGCCACAGACGGTATCACCAATGACATGATATTAAATCCTGCGATCACCATCGCTGGAACATCTACCGCCCTTGGAGGATCTATAACACTAGATACAATAGTAGCAGGTAGTGGAATAATATCTGGGTCATCACTTTCTTCACCAAACCAAGGAGAAGCAAGACTTACAACAAACGGAGTTGCAGGAGCAATAGTAGACTTAGGACTACAAGAGACAGACTCAGTAACATTCGGAGCCTTAGCCATCACTAACGATGCAATAATAGGAGGTGACTTAACTGTTAACGGAACAACTACATCTATAAACACTACTAATCTAGATATAGAAGACCAGTTTATACTATTAAACTCAGGATCATCTGCAATACTAGATTCTGGTATCGTATTTGGAGGAACTAACGGAGTTGCACAATCAGGAGCTGCAACAATATGGGATGCAAGCTACAACGGTAATGACGGACGTCTTGCTATTGTAAACAACATGGCATCTGACGCTACAGGTAACCAAACTCCATCGTACCATATAGCAGGTGTGTTCCAGGGAACAGAAGCTAACGCAGCTACTGCTCAAGTTGACCACCCAGGAAACATTAGAATAGAATCAGACGAGATTTATATATACATTTAAACATAAGTCTAAAATAAAAACAGTTATATACACATATGGGATTATTAGATAAAGTAAAGCAGGCGCCTACTGTAGAAAGAGATATCACAAAAGAGGAAGCAGAATTCATTATTACAAAACTCCGACTCTCAGAGTACAGAGGCTCAGAATTTGAAATATTCTACAAAGTAGTTAAAAAGTTAAGTGATTTTATAAAAGCTAGTAAATAAAAAGTAAAAAAGAGTTGCATAGTATACATTAAGTTCGTAATATTATAATATACTAGTAATAATAATAATACATTAAGTAAAATGGAAAGTAAAAAACTAACAAAAAAAGAAATTGACGCTATCGTAAACGTACAAAGCAAAACACAGGAGATACAAAGTACCTTCGGAGCTATTGCACTTAGACAGCTAGAGCTAGATAATGCTAGACAAGCACAGACAGAAGCATTTACAGAACTCAGAGCAGAAGAGACGAAACTAGCAGCATCTTTAGAGAAAAAGTACGGGTCTGGAAACATCGACTTAGAAAACGGAGTATTTATGCCACACACTGCCGCTAGTGTAGTAGAATAAGTAACTTTATTATAGAGTTAGAGAAAAGGAGAGATGTTTTACGTCTCTCCTTCCTATTTATAGACAGTTAACCTATCGAAATACTGTAACAGGTTTTAGGAAAAAATACTATATTTATAAAAGACATTAAATAAACTTCAAAAAACATGGCAGAAGCAATCATCTCTCCAGGTGTATTCACAAGAGAAAACGACATTTCATTCACCCAACCAGCAGCAGTAGAGGCTGGTGCAGCTATTATAGGTCCAGCAGTAAAAGGACCGGTAGAAAAACCAACACTAGTAACATCTTATAGCGATTACGTTAGAACATTCGGAGCAACATTCGAATCAGCTTCTACATCGTATGAGTTTATGACCTCTATTGCAGTTAAGAACTACTTCTCACAAGGAGGAAATTCAGTACTAGTAACAAGAGTAGTAAACGGAACCTTTGATCCTGCTGATTCTACTCACGTATCAGCATCAGATAACGCTAGTATACAGCCTTTCACTTTAGAAACTTTAGGAGAAGGTACTATCTTTAACAACTCTACAGCACTGACAGATCCAGGAGCTGAGAACAGTGACGGATCTTTAGTATCTGGTTCTGCTGATAACTTAAGATGGGAAGTATCAAACATAAGCAACTCACAAGGAACCTTTAGTCTAAGTGTACGTCAAGGAGATGATAACACAAAGAGTAAGACAATCCTAGAAACATTTAATAATGTATCACTAGACCCAAACAGCTCAAACTATATAGAGGCAGTAATCGGTAACCAATCCTCTACAATAACAGACGGCGCTGATGGTACATATATTAGAACATCTGGGGAATATATTAATAGATCTAATTATGTTAGAGTATCTGCTGTTAACTTAAAGACTTTAGATTACTTAGCAAATGACGGTACAACAGTAAATACAGACGGAGACGGGAACTCTTATAGCGGCTCTCTTCCGATCGCAGAATCTGGATCGTTCTATGACGCAAATGGAGGTATCGCTGCAGGAGCTAACTTCTTCGATAATATTGCAGATGGAGACACACAAGGACTTGTAGCAGGAGATTATACAAAGGTTATAAACCTACTTACGAATAAAGAAGAATACATATTCAATATTATATCTGCACCAGGACTTTCTTATAGCTTTGCAACACACATTACACCTATCGATTCTATTATCTCACTTGCAGAAGGTAGAGGAGATTGTATCGCAGTATTAGATGTACAAGACTACGAAGCAACTGTTAGTAACGTAGTAGCTAAAGCAACAACAATCAACAGCTCATATGCAGCAACTTACTGGCCTTGGCTACAAGTATTATCTGCAACAGGTAGAAACGAATGGGTACCGGCTTCAGTTGTTATTCCAGGAGTATATGCTTTCACAGATAATAGTTCAGCACCATGGTTTGCACCAGCAGGACTTGTAAGAGGAGGAGTAGCAGGAGTTATTCAAGCAGAGAGAAGATTAACAAGAACTCAGAGAGATACTTTATATTCAAACAAAGTAAATCCAATAGCTTCTTTTCCAGGACAAGGAATATCAGTATTCGGTCAGAAGACACTACAAACTAAAGCATCAGCATTAGATAGAGTAAATGTAAGAAGATTGTTAATTGAATTGAAAAAGTTCATCGGAGACCAATCAAGAAACTTAGTATTCGAACAAAACACTATTGCAACAAGAAACAGATTCTTAGCAACAGTTAACCCATACTTAGAATCAGTAGTACAGAGACAAGGTCTTTATGCTTTCAGAGTAGTAATGGACGACACAAACAATACGGCAGACGTAGTAGATAGAAATCAATTAGTAGGTCAAATATTTATTCAACCAGTTAAAACTGCAGAATTCATAGTACTTGACTTTACAATTGAACCAACAGGAGCAACCTTTGCAGGATAATTTTAAACAACAATATTTATAATAAACAAATAAAATGGCAGTATTAGACGCAAACGAAATAATGTTTAGAGCCTTTGAACCAAAGGTACAGAATAGATTTATCATGTATATGGGAGATATTCCATCGTTCATGGTGAAAACAGTAACAGCTCCTTCTTTTGAAGACGGAGAAGTGGTACTAGATCACATCAACTCTTACCGTAAGATTAGAGGAAAGAGAGTGTGGGGAGATATGGATATGACATTATACGATCCAATCACACCATCAGGAGCTCAAGCAGTAATGGAATGGGCAAGACTATCTTACGAATCAGTTACTGGTCGTGCTGGATACTCTGACTTCTATAAGAAAGATTTAACACTTAATGTTTTAGGTCCTGTAGGAGACGTAGTTTCAGAATGGATAATTAAAGGAGCATTTATTAAAACCATGTCACAAGGTTCTTTTGACTGGACAGCACCTGAAGCAGTAGAGCTATCAATGACAATAGCAATGGATTATTGCGTTTTAAATTATTAATATTAGCCAATATATAATTAAAAGCTCGATTAATTTCGGGCTTTTGTTGTTTTAGAAATATATTACTCGTATATTTATATTTAGAACTAGTTATAACTAATAAAATTTATGGAACAAGCACAAAAATTCCCTAGCGAGGTAGTAGATCTACCGTCAAAAGGAAAACTCTACCCAAAAGATTCTCTCTTAGCATCAGGTACAATCGAGATGAAGTACATGACTGCGAAAGAAGAAGACATTCTAACAAATCAGAACTTTATACAAAGAGGGGTAGTTATTGACAAACTATTACAGGCATTAATTGTAGACAAAAAGATAAACTACAACGAACTACTAGTAGGAGATAAGAACGCTTTACTAATCGCAGCACGTATCTTAGGTTACGGTAAAGATTACGAGTTCGATTACAATGGAGAGAGACAGGTTATTGACTTAACGTTGGTAGAGAATAAACCTCTTCATAAGGAAATTGAAAAAGCAACAGAGAACAGCTTTAATTACACCTTACCTACATCAGGAACAGTCATAACCTTTAAACTACTAAATCACGGCGACGAACAGATGGTTGATGGAGAAGTAAAAGGACTTAAGAAGATTAATAAAGAATCTTCTGCAGAACTATCAACTAGATTAAAACATACCATCATTGCAGTAGACGGCGACAGCGAGAAAAAAAACGTTAGATCCTTCGTAGACAACCTATTTCTTGCAAGAGACTCTAGAGCGTTTAGAAACTACCTTAGAGACTTTCAACCCGATGTAGATATGAAAATATACCCGGAGAACGGACCAGAAGGGGGGATAGATATCCCTATTGGGATTAACTTTCTTTGGCCTGACGCCGACCTATAGAATCTCCGTATTTAAACAAATACATGAAATAGTATTCCACGGTAAAGGAGGATACGATTTCGACACAGTGTACAACATGCCAATATGGTTAAGAAACTACACTTTTAGGAATATAGAGGAATTTTACGAGAAAGAAAGAGAGGAATACGACAAGGTTAATAAAAAATCTCAAACACTAAAGAGTAACACTGTTAAAAAACCTACGTATAGTACAAAGGCTCGCAAATAACGCGAGCCTTAACTATTT